TGTTCATTTCACTCACCATTTTGATTTATTTGCCCAATATGCCGCAGACATCTTGCCTTTAGCGATATTTTTACCGTGACGGGCTTTAAAAGATTTACGTTTGGCTTTCATCTTGGCGGACTCACCCTTTTTAGGCTTGCCCGCTGTAGATGCGCCTTGCTCACCGTAGCGTATTATTTTCTCTTTGCCATTCTCACATGCTTTAACTATGTGAGATTTCTTAGCGTGCGAGGGAGTCCGACGTGGCTTGTTGCACGCCATAGCCTTTTTATCGACTTTACCGCCGGACTTGTAATACCTACGCATTAACTATAGAACACTGTAATAGCGTCGATATTGGTAAAAGCGGTAATGAAAACATCATCCTGAAAACGCACCCCATAGTCGGGTATGTTAACGGAGTGGGAGTCATTTGCTTCAAAATCAATATCTAGGAGAGTAGCTCCACCATTACCGTCGGTTATAGTGAGTCGCCCCGCGCCAGTGTTATTAGTCAGTACTTGCACTTGCCTTACTCGCGCTGGCCCTACAGCTACCGAACCTACGGCAGTAATCCGCTTTGCGGAAACATCAGAACTAGACATAAATGCCTCCTATTAGCTGAGTGCCGCGCCAATAGCAGTTACCCAAGCAGCGCCAGTGTTGATTACGATGCAGTATTCGTTGTTACCTGTGCCGTTATCGCTGACCATATAAGTAGTACCTACAGCAACATCACCAAAAGCTGGGAGGTCAGCAGTAGCTACAACGGGGATTTGAAAGCCATTATCCGAACGGACTGGGCCTGAAAAAGTGGTTTTAGCCATTATAAAGTTCTCACATGTGAGTTAAGGCAAATCTGTCTACATGTCGTCAGTCGGGTCTGTCAGATTCACCGGATTGTTTCCCGATATATGAGAACATACCACAGTGTGTGACTTTACGCAAACATAAAAAAGGGGGCCGAAGCCCCCTTAGTACAGCATGTTACTACGCTATTAAGCGCCGGGTGATCCGTAGATACCCAGTGGATCGGAAACGCCAAACGAGTAGCGTTCACGAGCCTTGTAACGGCTGTTGCCGGTATCAAAGTCAGCGTCCATAGAAGTAGCCATTGGGCTACGAACGAAGTGCTTCAAACCGTTAGGTACGTCAGTCATCAGGAACCAGCCATCAGTATCGGTCAGGTAATGGTTTACTGCGTAACCTTGTGGTACAGCGCCGTTGTTCATAATGGCGTTGATGTCGTTGTCAGCAGTTCCTACGCGACCTTCAGTCTCAAGCAAACGAGTTGCAACAAACTGTAGGGAAGGCGGGATAACTAGCTTCTTAGGCTTGGCCGCGATCAGAAGACCACGCTCATCGGTATAGCCAGCGATCTGAATGATAGCTGCTTCCAAAGAAGTTTCGTTGAGGTCAGCCGCAACAGCAGGGCGGTTAGAGTTAACTCCACCGCTAACCAGAGGGTGAGAAGTAGAGCATAGAACCTGCCCATCACCGTAGGTAGTACCAGCAAAAGCGTTGTTCAGAATGTCCGCCGCTTTAACCTGCTTGGTGTACGCCATAGCGCGAGCCAGTGCTTTGGTGTAACGAGATGACAGAGAGTCATACAAGTTATCTTCAATCGCTTCTTCAGTGATTGAGAAACCCATTGCAACAGTTTCGTGCGTGTAACGTGCAGTCCATGCTTCCTGAGCATTATCATACTCAATTGCAGAACCTTCTGACTTAGTTGGGGCAGAGCCAAAACCAGACAGTTTAGTTTCTTCTTCAAAAGAACGGTCAGAGGTTTCAGTCTCGAAAATCTCTTTGTGCTCTTCGCCATATTTCGCGTACTCCAGACCGAATAGTGCGTTTAGTCCGGGGAGTAGCTCTTTAAGTAATTGACTTCTTGAAATAGCCATCTAGTTATTCTCCTACGATGCCTGTACCAAACTGGTGGTACGGTAGGTTAAATTTAACCAAGACATCAGTCTTAGCGTCGCCAATGGCAGAACCAGTTTTAGTTACAAAACCGATTACTTTAAACGCCTTAGTTGCAGTCGCAGTAGTAGCATCGATTGCAATGTTAGACTTACCAGTGGTGGTGTTTACAGAAGTTGTAGCATTCTGTGCGCCAGTCAGAGGGGCATTATGACCAAGAGCAGTCTGGGCAATCGCGCCATCAGCTTGTACTTGGAAAGTTACGCCCGGATCAGTTACTACATAAGCAGTAGCGTTAGCAGTGCCTGAAGGGTAGTACTGAGCAAAAATCAACTGACCTTCAGCGTTGATGTATTCACAACCAACGAACACACCCAGAGCACCGATACCGTTGCCGCCAAGGTTGTTAGTAGTTGCGTCTGCACCAGTGCCAGAAGCAAGTTGGACGTATCCTGCGTTTAGTTCAACAATAGAACCATAGCCGATGTTCTGAGCTACGCCAGCAGGGGTAATAAGAAAAGCGTCACGGGCACCAGCGTAGGGTGTACCGTCAGCTTTACGTACGGGAACAAACCCGTATGGAGAGGCTGTAGTTGCCATTTATTTCACCTATAAAATGATTTAGTTATGACCCGTTACCGAAGGTAACTTTTGACCTGCGGTCGTTAAACAACGGCATTCGGGGGTCGTTTTCTCGCATTAGGCTGTTATCTACTGATTGCATTTGCGCCTTACTCTGATCGTTATAGTAAGTGTTACGCTCTTCAACCATTTCGACAGGAGCTTTGCATAGCATTAGGCCACCGATTATCAAGTTATCCTTGAACTTTTCGTTCTCAATGGACACAAGAGTAATCTCTGGGTGATCTGACGCTTTTACTGGCTCCCAACCTTCGCGTAGTTTTGAGGATACGTTAGTGGCATCTACGTTACCTTGCGTGCTTACACGAATCCAGCGAAATGCGTAGCCCGGCTCGGGATTAGGAGAAGGTAGTACTTCTGGTCTAGTCCAAGCCGCTTTGCGGGCCGTTTTTTCACGGGTAACTTCTTCACGTTTAATTCTGTTCTCAGCCATTATACTTTCCTCATCTCTTCTGCAACCTTTTTGGCGTATAAATCTAGGGGGACTCCAAGTTTCTTAGCAATAGCCACTTGTGTTTGCGTTAGGCGCACCTTTTTAGGTGCTGTGCTCCGCGTAGCGGGTGCAACCACATTAGACTGTCGCTTACTTGATTTCTCCTCTGATTCTTCAATTTCCCCAAATTCTTCAGGGAAGGTATTTCGCATACGAGCATTAATAGTCTCGTAGTAATCATCACTAGTGGTGTCCACACCTTGCTTAACCAGCTTACTGTGTACACCCATAGCATAAGCTGTCATCTCGTCATCTGAACCAAACCAAGAATTTTCATTTGCCCATTCGGACGCTTTGGTATCTGGCTGAATCGGAGCTTCTTGCGGTATTTGTACAGGAATCTCAGCTTGTTGTAAAGGCTCTGGGACAAAATCAGATAACTTATCGGCCTTTATCTTGGCGTTAGTTATCTTTTCTTGCGCCTCAATTAGCTTATCTGCATCCCCCGCCTCATACGCCATCTTATATGCGCGTTTAGCTAGTAACATCTCTCCATTAGCAGTTTTCTTAGCTTGCTCTAGTAAAGCTGCTTGATTTTTTTCAACGCTATTCTTTAACTTGTTATTCTCCTCAACAAGCGATTTTGCGTAGTTTTCAAACTCTACTCGTTCACGATGTGCCGCTTCTTTGGCACGTCTTTCGTCATGGTACCCTTTACTAAAGTGCTGAATTCGTTTGCGTACCTTGTCCGAATAGTCCTCTAACTCTTCGTCGGTAAGGTCTTCAGGAGGTTTAGAGGCTTTGCGCCCCCTATCGGCTTTCGGCGTATCATCTACTACTTCTACCTCAACCTCAGATTTTTTCTCCTGTTTGGCAGGCTTTTCTTTCTCGACATCATCTTCTGCTTCACCAGATATGTCGATCTCCACTGCGCTAGAATTTTCCACTTCTATTACTTCCTCTTTCTCTTCATCAGGAAAGGTGTATTCTACTTTTTGAAATCCCATTATCTACTCCTCACACTCGTGTAACGCCACGAGGATCGCTTACTACTGCTTCAATTGAGTCATCGTTCATTAGACGATACTCAACACCACCTACTTTAAAACGTGTACCAGTATTGGCACGGAACATTACATAGTCTCCTGTCTTACACCAAGGGCCAGTAGTAAAACGCTCTTTATCAGAATACGCTTGTGCTCCCATATCGAGTACAACCCCGATGGTAGACATAATGTATTCGTTGTGTATTTCTTTATTAGACTTAATAATGCCGCTTTCGCCGTATGTATCTTCTACTTCCGGCATAGCTACTAAGACACGGTATCCCACGGGTGTGGGGATTTGAAGGTCAAGCTCTTCATCGTTTTCTGCTTCTTTAGGTACTATCGTTAACTCAGTCATCATCTTCTTCCAAATAATTACGCGAGAGGTCGTTTACATGATTCAGACAGGAAGTGAGACCTCGTAGCATTCCTGTTATTTCTTTGTACTGAGCGAAGTCTTTAGCCCCACCATTACCTAGAAATTCTGTTGCAGAGGACATGTCATCCTCGATTTTATTTTTGAGCACGTCAAAGACGGTTTTAGCCATGGTTTATTCCCTACGTTTGCGTTCGACCTCGCTAGTTGCTTTCATTAAGTCAAGGTCGAGTTTGGTGTTAGCTGTCCGTCTGTCGGCAGCTAGTTTAGCTCCAGCTTTCTGAGCATCTATTTCCAACTCTTGTCTTTCGATTTCGAGTTGCTGCTGATCTACTGCTACATCAGCTTGGTCTTTTTGCATCTTGCGCTGTAGTTCAGCCTGTTTGAGCTGTGCGTCCATCTGGTCTTTCTGAGCTTTACGCTGCACGTCTTGCTGTTTAACCTGCAACTCTGCTTGCTGTAGCTGAATAACGGGGTCTTGCTGTTTCTGTTGTGCCGCTTTCTGCGCTGCTTCTTGCTTGTGCTGCTGAGTAAGCTGCTTGCCGCCTTCCGATATTAGCCTAGATAGCTGAACTTCGATCTCTTCAGGTAACTCTTCGTTCGGTGGGGGTAGTGCAACGCCCAGTTTATCTTCCATCTGCTTGCGGTATCTGAACCCAAGATGCTCTGCTATGTGCGCTTGTAGCGCAGCCATTATCTGCTGTGCCTGTGGGTTCTGGCCTATGGTCTGTGCAATCATCGGGTCTTGCATGAACGACTGGTGAGCCGCTATGTGAGCTTCGTGGTCTTGAGTTAAGAACGCTTTTATGGGGGTACCTGTTAGCGCGTTCATGTTTTCGCTTACGGGATCAGTAGGTTTCACGTCATCTTCCGTAGGTACTAGCTTGTCAGCGTTCTTGACGCCGAGCACTTCAATCATCTGGCGATGTAATTGAGGTAGGTTGTATATCTGAGGGGCTTGTTGCGACATCTGCAACACGGCTTGGTACTGTACTACTCGCTGGGCCATTGTAGAGCTGTTAGGGTCGCTTACAGGGATTACATCGACCATAGCGTAGTCAGCTTGGCGGGCAGCTACTTCACCTCTATTAGGCATGTAGTCGTACTCTTCCGGCGCTTCTTCGGCCATGATAGCTTTGAGCATCTTAAACTCTAGCTTCATAGCATAGTGAACACGTGCCTGTACCGCAGCCATCGGCTTCAACGTACGCTCTAATAGGGCTAACGTAGTTCCTACAGGTGCATTCGCAGACATATCAGATATGTTCATATCACTGATAGCGCCTAAACGACGGCCTTCAGTGGTAATCTGGTTAAGTAACGCTAGCAGAGTTTGGCTAGGCTCCTTATAAGGTAGGGGCATTATGTTTTCACGGATGCTGCCTGACGGCACATCTACATCTTTAAACTCGCCCGGTTCGATTGGGGAGTCATCGCCTTTAATACGCAATCCACGAGACTTCAAACCGCCGGGAAGGTTAGATAGGGTACCAGCGTCCACCAGTTGTCGTATAATCGACGTTCCTGCTTTAGCGTACCCCCCTACTATATGTATGAGTCCGAGGCCGTAGAAGCCAAATCCGGGCACGTATACGTAGTGTACGAAGTGCTGGCGCTTCATGGTGAGTATGTCTTCCTCGTCCCAATTACGACGAATGGCAAGTATTTCTTCTGTACCACGCTCTATCGTGACGATGTAAGGTTTAGCTATACCGTCCTCATCATCTACGCCTTCAATGATTATATCGGCATGAATCTCGTATATCGTGTATCGATCATCATCAGTGATGTCGTACCCACCTTCCTCGGCTTTCTTTTCTTCGATGTCGGTGTGGAACGGGCGAGGTTCTCCTAGCTCTACTCCTGCATAGAAGCCGCTCACTTGCAGCTTCATTATTTCGTTCTTGGTTTTACGCATTACATGGGTAACGCGCTCGGCGGATTCGATGTTAGATGCGCCGTAAGGCACGATAACGTCTTCTGCTGGGATATAGATAGCGGCTTGTCTACCTATATTGGGGTCGAAGTAAACCTTCTTAAACGCCGATCCTGCAAGTCCTAGGCTATATAGCATTCTCTCGTGTTCTGGACGGTACTCCACCATGTTCTCTGTAAGCTCATAGTTCATGTCCGCTTTTACACGTTCTGCTGCTTCTAGCTTCTCTTTAGTCTCTTTACCTAAAACCTTTACCTTTACTGGCCCTTGCGCAGGGAAAGTCTCACTCATGGTCTCTGCTTGGAACCGGATAGCTGCCTCGGCTAGAACTGTAGAGTTCACGCCACATGCGCCCTGCCAAGGAGTCGTACGCTCTTCGTACTTAAACCCTAGGATGTCTAGCCCTTTAACGTATGTTTCAGCCCAGTCTTTACGGCTGTCCACGTCTGCGTCAACCATACCTATTAACTCACCTGATAACTCGTTTAAGAGTCCTTCGTCAAGTGCGTCCACCAAGTTAGCATCAAACGCCATTAGGTCAGTCTCGTTAGCGTCAGGGATCAGGGTGATCTCCATACTACCGTCGGATAAGGTTACCATTTCAGGATCAACTATCTCGATAGACAAGTCCGCTTCCATGTCCGCTTCTTCTACTTCTACGTCTTCTATGCTTTCTGGTGCGGCGTAGATACCTTTCTCAATTGCCATTTTGTAACCTCTTAATAAAACCCGCTACCGCGATGTTTAAAGTATTTAATTTCTTCTGGCTCATCAGTAGGTAGTCGTATAAATCCGCCTTGTCTGAACCGCATAAGTGCCATAACTGTGGAATCCACCAGATCGTCATGGCTCATAAAGGGAAACCCTGCGATCTCTTCTACTACTTCCTCTGCCCATCTAGTTTGTGGAACCCATACTAACCCAGATTGCACGATGTCGGATACAGAGTTTAGACGTGCTAGTTTATCACCAGAACCTCTATGGGGGGTATATTCTTGTACAAGTAAGCCCATACGTCGCATTTCTTGGTACAACGCTACACCGGAACTCTTTTTCTCTACTATAAAAGCATCTGGTTCCCACTCCGTGTACTGATCCATAGCCAACTCTTTTAGCTCGTGGAACTCCATACGCTCTTTTATACTGTTAAGCAAGATTATATTATACGCCGAAGTCTCCTCATTAAGGAACACTCCCCACGTAGTCAACGCCGTATAGTCGGCACGGTTGTGTTTTTCGGCTGCGGAGTCCAAAGACATAATTATATATTCGCAGGGCGGGGGTCGCTCGGCATCCCACTCATTCCAC